CTCATCAGCCCGGTCAGCTACAGATGGAGGGCCAAATGCTTCGTCTAGGAAGCCAAGCTCATCTGCAATAGACAGGAGTTCTGCCATAAATTCATCAGCAGGATCCGCATTAGGGTCTTGTACCATAGGACTCAATTGATCACGTAACATTGGTTCCTGTCCAGGTTGTGTGACAGGACCAGATGGTGCTAGTTCAGGAGGTAATACCATTGTGTATCTTGCCTTTATCTAAGAAAAGGGTATCATATTATTTACTTTTATGCAAGCTTCGATCACCAAACCACCAAGTCACAGCACTTGCGGCCATAAACAAAATAGAGTGAATGATCTCAGCACGTATAGATAAGTCAGCAATCTCCATGTAGACATACCAAACAATAGTTAGTAGCATTAAGGTAAGGATAGGGCGAATGAGACGAAGAATATCCACAACCCAAGCATGAGGACGACCAGTACGGGTATCATGAGAGTATGAAGCTTCTCGCAGTCTAGCAGCAGTTTCTGCCTGTGTGATTGCAAGTTCTGATTCGGTTTCAGCCGCTTGAAGCGTTGCTTGTTTATCCAATAGTGCAAGCTCATGTTGGAAGTCCAGTGCCTTGTTCTTCCGCTCTTGAACTAACTCAAAAATACCAATACCTTTACTGATGATCGAACCAATAAAGCCAAACCCACCACCAGTGATTACACTACCGATTAAATCCAGGAACCCCATTCTGTATATCGCCTTCTCGTATCTATGTGTAAGAAACTGTTATAGTAACCAAAGCCTCCGAAGCCTACTTCCTTAGCATTCTCTAATAATTCCCACTTGTTCAAGCCTTTAATCAAAATATCGAAGGCTAACTCACCCCCCAAACCACGATGCCTAGAAAGAGACACACCACCAATGCGAGCATTATGTAACCTGCTTCGATATGCCGATGTAATGTGAAGTGGTCTATCCAATAATTCACGTAACGTTTGAAGTCTGTCCATTGCGTCAGACACCACAACCAGCTCGCCTGTACCTCGGCAAGCGATTTCTTTAGGAGTGAAGTTAGGCCAGTGCCACTCATCATTTTTTATATCACTCCAGTGCCCCATCTTCTAGCGCCTAACGTATTTTTCTACTATAGTACTAATTAGGCTTACGTTGTCCCGGTTGGATATAGTTAATATTATTGGGTATTGTACCACCTTTAGCAATAATAAAAGACTCTAAGATACTGATACGATATTCTTGGCTCGTTATTACTTCGTGGAAACCTTTCAGAGTCTTTGTCAAACTAACAATTACCTCTCTATGTTCTTCTACACCGTCTACAATGACATCAAGCTTTTTTATAGCAAGGACATGTTCCACAATCCAGACGATAGAAATAGCGCAGAAGATTGCACAGACTACCCAAAGCCAAATCACAGTTTTGGTCCCCTTGTTCTTCTGATTCGCGTTTGCTTTTTTACCCACCATAGTGGAACTCCTAGCCATTGGGAAATCTGTGGATCAAACAATGGCAGCCGCTTCCCTTCGTGATTTCTAAGACGGTCAATTTCACCCCTTTGCCAAACCATTAATTGTTTAACCGTTCTTCCCATGTTCTTTGCTCGTAGCTCCTGACGACGTACATTGTTCATATAGAATTCGACCTATTACGCTTCCAATTCTCTCCCCACATTACCAAGCAAGAAATACCATTATCGTTAACAACAACTATCGACCATGACGCACTTTTCGATGCATAAAATAATACGATTACTCTAACTGGTCTTCCTTGATGTACTGTCATTGTAGCAGTTGAAGCTAATTTTTCATTGTAGTCTCGAAGTAGACTAGCACTCATCTCAGCGATAGGCATACATTGGCTATTGTGCATACGAAAATTTGGAGATGCTTGGCGTTGCATCGAAGGAGTTTCTACAATAACAGGTGCTTCAATGACGACAGGTGTATCAACTGCTCCTGCCGTACAACCACTGATAAAAAATAATAGGGCCAATCTAATCAACATTAGCTATCGGTTTTCATATGTCTACCATTATGTAGATCTCGTAATGATTTAACTTCAAGTTCTAGATGCCTTAATCTTTCTTCGACCGCTCCATCTCGTTCTGATTGACTCTTCAAATTAGCAGGAGAAAGTATCGAAGCGATCGTGTGAAGCTGTGTCTGCTTAACTGCTTGAGAATTTTCGACTTTATCAGTTCGGTTTTCTATGACTATCAACTTTTTACTAAGTTTGGAAATCGAAGTTTGAGCGTGGCCTAGTTGTGATTTAATCATGGCCCAGCCACTAGCTAGGCCGACTAATACAGTGCCAAAGGTTAATAGTTCTCTAGCACCAAGTTCCATGATTATATCCTTACTCTTTTCAACAAATACTTATCCCCCTTCGTTGTTATCATGGCACTAGTATAGCTGCCTTCTTCTCGGCGGTAATTACTTCACCATTTACTAACTCGGTGAGGAAGTCGTCTGTTGCAGAAGCAGTTAAATCCACATTCCCTTTTGCTGTCATACGTGCTAACTCTTGAATTAATACCCGTTGTTTAACTGCACCTGTATCTGGATTGACCTCGTAAACAAAATCGGTTGTATCATTCCATTCACTAGCCGTGAAACGATCTTCGAAATTACTAAATGAGATAATAGGATCTGGGTCGTCAGCAACAAACGCGCCGATCACGCCGCCGTTGTCTACCCACACTAAAACTCTACGCCACACACGATTTTCTGGATCAATAGGAACAAGAAATTCTTGGCTGGAGCTATCGACCACTTTGACACTGTTAGGAGGATCAGCACTATTGCCGTAAGTGACAGTAAAAATATCCATTTTACAACTCCGAGCTGGCTTCAATCCACCGATCTGCGGTGCCATCATTGGAGAGTGCTATAGCATCTCCTGCTGTCAGTGACGCACTCGCGGTGGTGAAATCTAGGCTTGCATGATAGATCGAGTGATAAGGATTACCAGGGACGGCTGCTGCTGTTGTCTCTTGAAAACCACCTCCCGTATACCAAACACGAAAATCGGCAGCGGCACTATAAGTTATAGTTGGAATGGCCTTTTTAGGAACATGGAATGGAACTCTGAAAAATCCAGATGACGTATTGTCTGCATAGCCTGTTGCTAGCCATTGGTTGCTACTAGTCGAGGAATAGATACGCTCCATCCAATACTGACACAAGTCTAGTTCTTGTTGAAATGGGCGAGGTGCAAACGCTGTAGCTTTTGGTCCGACTTCTAATTGTACATTGGTGAGTTTAAATAAACTGCCAGCCGTATCGTTGGTTCCAACATCGTCAGACCAAATGAAGACGGCTATGTTGTTAACACCGGATGCATTGATTGCGACGTTCTCTAACTTGTATCTAACATCAGATGCTGTGACTCCTAGGTCTCCGGAGTCTCCTTCAATTGTCCAATTCGATACGACTGTTGGTGAGGTGCCTTCTGATTGCCACGCTGATACAATATCGGATGTCACCGCGTCAGCAGTCGATGTCCATGACAGGACCATCGCCTTAATGCGCGATAGTTTAGCGGCATCAGAAACCAGAGCATTAAAGGAGAGAGAAACGACATCACTTTCACTTAACAAATTTTGCGAATCTTTATTCGGGATGACTTGTAGGAATCCAAATTTCTTTTCCACCGTCTCTATATCAGCTTGTAAATAAATTCCATTTCCTACCGCGGCGTCTGTCCCCTGAGTTACATCGACAATATCATTACCATCTGACAACAATATCCATTGGTCTAGAAGATAAGTATCATCACTGTTCGCTGGAGTTGTTGCTGAAGTAAACGATACTCCACGTTGTGCCACAGTGAAATTTCCATTCAGGAGATAGTTATGTGCATTAACAAAGTTTGAGTCAGCCAAAGTGGAAGGTGATACTGATCTAGAAGTATCGGTGCCAGTATTAACTTCAGTTTGGGTTGCTACTTCAATAAGCCCTGAAACAGTTGCGCTAGCTGCTGCTGCTGTCGTCTTTGTAACAGACAGAACTCGTACTACATTTTCCGCTGTTGAGTAACATAGTACACTATCACCAGCGGCTGTAGTAATATTAGCATTTCCTGGTAGGTCTAATGTCCCAGCCCCATGGGTCATCGTCAGGATGCCATCAAATTGTAAGACGAACAATCGATTAGCCGCCACGGTCATGACGCTAAAGCCAGTTGTTCCAGTGACATCGAACATGCCACCATCAGTATCAATTACTAATGGTGAAGCAGAGGCAATATCGGCTCCTTTATCGAATGCTAATCCACCTGGAGCAGATAATAGATTACTATCATCGATCAAGACACCACTATTTTGGAATGTAGTGCCTCCAGTACCGTCGAAACGGACAATACCATTATCGGTTGAACTGCCAGGAAAAGTGCCTGCACCGGCTGGTCCAGTAGCACCTGTAACAAGTCCAAAGTCGAACTTGCTTGTTGTAGAATTATATGTAGCAGTCGGTGTACCACCAGCAGCTATAGTATTTGTGTCATGTGTAGCTGCAATGGCATCCCCGAAGTCAATAAGAGTTACTATATTACTAGCGGTAACATCTGCATCATATGCTAGGGCAGTAGTGGCTGCGATATTATTCGAGGTGAAGGATAATTGTGCAACGCCATACCTTCCACTATCGCTAATAAAGTCGTTAGGACTATATGCCGTGTTTTTAGCATAAGCCCCTTTAGCTGTTACATCAACTGAGACACTTTGCCACTGACTACTATTAGCAGTCCTAGCCGCAGCGAAGGTGCCCGTACTAGGGGTAGTATGGGCAATAAGCACTTCATAGATCTGATCACTATCAGTATCAATATGCCGTTGCCCAACTATGACCGCAAGCGCATTTTCCCAAGCACCTTGCACATTATTGACACTGACATACCTTGCGAGTACAGCATCGATGATGTGCCAGTTATTATGAGCTTCCTCACTCCATGGTATCTTGTCGAAGTCTGTAAGATTGAAGTTGAAGTTCGAGGTTGTATTTGTAGCAGCCATGTGACTTCCTAGACGTCTATTTCAGTACCTACAACTTGTACATTCAAGCTTTGCATAGTAAGTGTAGCAACAGTGTAAGTAACAGTATCTCCAGCAGATAAGAAGTATTCAAAAGGTGCTGGAGCAACTGTCAACAAAGCTGTAGCACCAGTAGGAGCGGCGGCGGTTTCTGGATTAACCATCAACGTACTGTTAGAGTGTACATATCGTGCCGCGGTCATGTTGAGGACAGTAGCTACGTCGATACCATTAACAGTAATAGTTAGATCTCCCGTGCCAGTTGAGGCATGAGATAGACCTGACCACATAATCTTAACCCTTGCAGCCTTTGCTGCTGGGCAAGTATATACAGTGGTAGTTGCAGCAGAAGCCGTAGTAGCTTCGCCAAGAACGCCAATCGTGTCAGTCATCGTGTATTTCCTTTACAAAGTTACTCGACCAAAAGCTAAGTCTTGCGGGAGAGTGCTTAATGAGTGTTGTTTTCTAACTGCTTCTGCGAGGTCGTCAGCATCTACAAAATTGTAGAATGCTTTAGCTCCTGCAACTCCAGTTCTTTTTTGTAGGGCACTAATTTCGTTCTTAATCGTCAAGAACTGAGCGCGGAAGTCTGCTTTACTAGCTTTTACATTATCAGCGGGAAGTGTAGAGTCAACAGCACTGGCCATGATTATCTCCTAGGTGATCCAAGTTGATATGCAAGTGTAATTGAAATGAATTTAAGTTCTTTAGTAGCATCACCATACATACGAAGCTTCTGCATCTTGTATTTAGCTGTCCATGCAAACAACTTCTCTAATCTTGTTGGCCTACCACCACCAAAGTCTTCCCCAAATTCATCTTGTCCAAAACCAGGGGCGTCTCCACCTTCAAAGACTATAGAAAGTGTAGGATCTAAAACGTCTACATCCCATCCTAGATCATCGCTCCACTTAAGAGTGTCTTCTTGCCAATCTTCACCTGGGTCTGTACGGCTAATAAAGTTGTTGTCAGTATACATCTCGGCGGTAAAGCGATTATCACCTAGTGTATCAAAGTTTATATACCGTGAACCTTTAGTAAGGAATCGTTCATTATTATCGGACCAAGGTAACTCCCATACAAACTTAATAGGAATACCACTATCATTATCATCAGCGACAGGATTCCATCCGGTGTAATCTTCCCAAGATGTATCATCCCCCCACATCTCTTGATCTTTTTCATAATCCTTAAATATACGTCCTCCACCTTCATGCTCTTCTCCAAGTATAAACACTTGGGTGCCTTCAGTTAGGAAGATACGTTTCAAGGCAGATCGGCAACCAGAACGGAAGTTCCAATTACGCCAATCTTGCCAAGCCGCAATTTTTAGTGCCTTATTTTTCTTGTATACAAAGCAACGGGTCTCAGTAGTATCAGCCGCAACATCCGTGTTTGGGATGAATATCATGTAATTGTTAGATTGACTGTCCCAAATAGACCAAATACGATCTTCTTGTGAAACAACAGCCTTAATCTTGCCCACAGTCTCTAGGTATGCAGGGTCAATCAACTGTGAAGCTCTATCACTTTGGACAGTACCAGTGATTAAGGCTCTCTTCATATTAGAGATACCAGAGAGATCACCGAATAACATGTCCTCGCCAATTGTTTGTATTGATCTATGAGAGACAGCACCAACATTTTCAATCGCATCATCAAATAAAGGTATATGCACGTCATCCGTGAAGCCACCTAGTGTTCCTGGCAGAACTGCATTCTCAAACATGACAATGAGCTTGTCTCTAAACCGTCCTAGTCCTTTAATCACATTAGAGCCACTAGGAACACGGGAACCTAAGTCTACGTTTACAGCATCATTCGGCCCACTATCTCCTAGCCAAGTTCCACTAACATCAGTAGCGGAGATAAAGAGTCTATCCTCTTCACCAGTTATAAGGGAACCACCCATTACAAGATATCTACCATGAGCAACCACGAAACGAGCTATAGGAGTGTTAGCATTTGATAGGTCTGCTAAGTCTTGTAGGAATGTCACATTCATAGATGTATCAATAATGAGAGGCTTATTGACGCCATTACATATAATAAGACTACCATTGAATTGAGCAAAGGAGGCAAATGCAGTAGAGGACCAGCCACTAGGGGAGCCAGAGAGCGCACTAGCAAGGTTATCGTTGAAGATAGCAGTGGCTACTCCATTGGAATCCACCTTGCAAATTATTCCGTCAGAACTAACTGTTACAATGAAATTGTTATAGTACTCACAATTGATAATTTCTCCTCCAAGGTCTCCAACGTCAGAGAACAACTTAGTACCAGGACGAATACTGTTACTGCCATCAATACCACGTTGCATATTCTCTAGTGTCTTAGAGAACTTAGTTTGAAGGTTCAGATCGTTATCCACAACATTCCATCCACCACTAAAGTCACGAATAGTAGCGTCAAGTAGGACATTACTCCGCTGTACTCTAGCAGAGCGTTCTCCTGGGCCTTGTGGGAATAGGAACGTGTCAACCATTAGAAAGGAATCTCATCATTACCAAAGAATAGGTTAGGCCCACCTTGCTGGCTTTTAAGAGAACTTTTTGCTTCTAATACTACGATCTCTGCCAAGGGAGGATGAATTTGATCTAAGCGTTGTAAGATGCGTGGATCAGGATCACTGCCAGCGGCAATTTGGTCCATCAATTGCTCAAAAATTGTAATTGCTTCATTGGAGCCTGGAACCTCTGACCTAGCTCCTGGGATCGGTGGGGGATCATCCCCAAAGGAGGGTTCAGGAAACCTTGCTTGATCGAAATCAGGATAGTCGGTATCCAGATCACCAGTCCTTGTCCGTCCTTCTTTCGTCGTTCCAGCCAATCCCCTAATAGTGCTATTTGGGTCTGCGTCAGGGTGTCCTACTATAGCACGATTATGCGCCCGTAGCCTCTCTGGATTAATGTATTGATTTTCTCTGAAAGGGTTTGCTAATGGATCATCGCCTTGAGCAAGATCAGCATCAGCTCTCCTCATCCTTAGATCAATTGCTGAACCAACATTCGGACCAGGCTTGGCCCCTTGGTTAGCTTGTTTAGCTCCCATGAGCTTGATAAGAGCTTTACGAATCAATGCTGGATTAGCCATTACTGACCCTTTCTTAACTTCCATAGAACGTAAGGATCGTGACCATCAACTTGTATCATCAATGACGGCATTTCTTTATTAGCTTTTTTGTAGCCAATGTATTGCCAATTATATCCTTCTTCGATTTGCTTTGACGCGGTATCAAAGAAATCTTTGTTCCCAGCATAGAACGTACTGCCAAAAATCAGAGGTATAATTAACGCTAAAACAGCCATATCATCTCCTAGTTCTGTCTAAATCACGTTGCTTTAACACATCAAATAGTTTGTTATCTTTTCCCCCAGGTACTTCAATTGGGCGACTTGTTGCAGCATTTGATAAAGGTCTCTTTCTAGGCATCCTGCGAAGGGTAGATCTCTTATCTGGATATCCTATTCCTGGAGGCATTACGGTAACTCCACAAAGCTAAAGGTTTGGGGAAGGGCTGTAACAGGATCAAGACTAATCGGTGCGCTATTGTAGTTGTTCTTGAGTTGCTTCACTCTTGCTTCAAACAGAAGCTGGAATTTCTGTGTAGCATTGGGGTTTGTACCATCATCTTCTAAGTAGTCAAATACAGAGCCCAAGATTAGTGATTGATCGTCAAAGTCGATTTCATCTGTTAAAGTGAAAGTATCAGGCTTAGTACGATAGCCTACTACAATATCACCTGTAGATGTTAATGGCCAAATCCTAAAGACACGGGTTATCTTATTACCGAATGTTGGCCCTAATGCTTCGTAGTGGATAGGTGTTGTCCCTGATAACTCAAATGGATTGGTAGTTAGAGGAGACATCTTTGTGAGAGGAGTATTAGAGCTTTCAGGAAAGATTACTCTGATATCTTCAAACCGTTTAATGGTATCTGTTACATCTGTAGTGATAACACCTAATGTTCCATCTAGAGTATACTGAGTCCAATTAAAAAATTGAGGCCAAAAAGCCTCATCAAACAGAACATCGAATTTATGCTGTATCATTTCAGCAATTCGATCTTCCGCATATACTTGCACACCAGTGCCACCTACCATTGATAGACGGTCTGCTGTTCGCGCAATTAGTTGTGATAATGTTGCCATCAGAAGAGCGGGTGGAGGAGAAAAGGGGAGGGCAAAACTCCCCCACCCTACCTAATTAGCCGTTGAACTGTTCAATACCATGAAGATCTGCGGTATTGACTAGATAACAGACTTCGTAGGTTACACTACCATCACAAGCGGTATACGGCTGTATGGTTCCACGAGTATCATTGGTAGTAGCCGTCTGCGTGGCTGTACGATCACCGGCAGTGAACAACATGCCTTCTTGATAGCCAACGTAGCAGTCGATAGTACCAGTAGTTGCGGTACCACCATCACTAACAACCTCGATGAGTGTGTTAGCAGCAACATCACTCGTAGTTCCGTGGTCATTCGTGATAGAGTTATCAGCATCCAAAGTGCCAATTCCAGACGAAGCGGCAACTGTAACACTGAGTCCAGCAACTGCAACTCCTCCAATCTCTACAGTGAGAATTGTATCACCAGATTGTGTTGCAATAGCTACAGCAGTTGTCATACCAATAACGAAACCATCATTCTGGACAGGAGCAAATACTGTATCAGCCGAAACACCGTCAACAGCGATGACAGGGATTGTGACTTCATTAATGGGGATAATTGCATCATCCTGCCACAAACGAATAATTCC